TTTTAAAATATCTTCCGGTTTTTCAAAATTTTTATTGATATAAAATAGTTCATTATATATCTTTTCATGGTCTTTATCTAAAATATAAAATCTTTCACCTGCTTGTAAATCATTATCGTCTAAAAATTGTTGTATATATTTATTCATCATCGTCATCTCCATTATTTTCCATTTTAGCGCCGCACTCCGGGCAGTATTTTGTTTCGTATTCTTGCGGTTTTTTGCAAACACTGCATACGCTAGTATCTAAATCAATATCTTCCCAATGCCCATGCTTACGTTCTTCTACTGTAGGGGCTTTGTCTATTAAACCTTGAAAAACGTTTAACGCATGAGCAAAACGAAAATCAGCCTTTGCATAAGCGTTTAACACTTCATTCATTAGTTCCATGCTTAAAGCGTCTTTATCTATTAATTTCATAATCTATCATAACTCCTTAAATTATAATATATGTTTCATTGTCACAATACGTCGTCAGCCTCAATAACGGTCTTGTCATCATATTTTGATACCAATAGTACATCATGACCGTAATATCCGTTGTGTTCATTATATGCAGCAAATTGTAACAAGCCTCTAGTCGTTTCAACATTAATAAACATAGCTGATCCAGCATCTAGATCTTCTTTCATGTTTGATACTATTGTCCCCAACTTAGTATCGGTAACATAAACATTTTTTAATTCACTGCCAATAAAGCTTCCAAAATCGTCTTCACTAGATAAATAGCCCCAATTTTCACAACAATCTTGTCCATTATTTATGACAAAATATAATTGTCTTGAATCTGTTTCAATACAATATCCATCATATGTGTTCCATTTATCATTATTAAAATAGACATCACTAACTTCTTTTATATTTTTTATAATTTCCATATTTTTATTCACGCTCCAATACAGGCTCATAAGTTTCAAGGAAGATATCTTCTTTACAGCAGTAAATTTCTCCACGTACTCCTTGTATAACATAACTCCCGACTGGAGCATGCATTGTGCCTTCAAGAGTTTTAATGAACAGTTCAATAGGTGGAGTATCTGGAGTTAAGGCATCAAAGTACAAAATTCCTTCTTCAAATGCTTTGACCGCCCACTCTGGCACATAATATTTACCATCGCTTCCTTTTAAATCCCCATCAAATTGAAATGCTTCTATAGCTACTGGTTTCTTTTTATATTTCATTTTTTATCCTCCCCTATACTTTTACCCGTGTAAAGTCAAATGGATTTTTATATGGATTTTTTAAAGAATATTCATATGTTATAAATCCTTGATAGCCAAAATTGTTTATCCATTGCCCATTTTTTCTAAATCTTATGGCGTCCTTGCAATTTGTGCTTCTCAAATAAATCGTCCCGCTTTTGGTGATTTTTAAAATTTTTTCTTTTATTTCTTTTTCGCCAGCTATTGAATAATATTTTATAGTAACTTCATCACCGACTTTCAAGGTCGCTGCATATTTTTCTAAAGTCATATATGCCGACATTATTCTTTCTCCCTATCAAACATAGTTTCATAATCTTCTTGTAAATAACGCACCGCTTCTTCACATATTGATGTATTCCAATAATTTATCAAATTTTGTTTATGATTAAAAAGCCCAGTTGTCAAGTCACAAACACGACAAACAATTTTATATCCGCCATTTGGAAGTTCACGAATTATTGGTTGATAGCCACATTTAGGGCAAGGTTGTAAGGATTTAATTTCAAATTCATTCAAAATATGACAAATTTCTTCGGCTACCTGCAAAGGTACATTAACGGCCATGGCTAAAATTCTATAATTCTTATGAACTTCATATACATTATAAAGGTCTAATTTTTCATCTGTTAAAACTGGTTCATACATATTAACATCCTCCTATTTTCATAAGTAATTAAGTAAACACAAGAAAAGTGTAATGGAAATATTAGCAGCAACTAATATAAAAAGCTTTACCCATGCACTCTCCGCCACGGATAATAAATCACAAAGTACATATAAATAATATACAAATACACTAATAATAATAGTTAAGCCCAACATTGATAAGAATGTCATAATTTAGCCCCCTAAATTGTCTTATTCATCGTCCTCAATTATTCTCAAGTCCTCTTTAAATTTTTCTACTGGAGAAAGGTCGAGAGCCTGCCCACAATATCTACAATGTTTACCTAAATAATATGATGGATCTTTTAAAACATCTAAAAATTCTTTCTCGTCATAAATTGGTAATTTCTTCAACATACTTGAACAATGTGAACAAACAATATCATAACCAAATAGACCACGATCAATTCTAACAGGCGCTGGTCTTTCTTTAGATATGCAATTCAATATCAATTTTAATTCTGACTTATTAAAATTTATCGCTATTTTTTCATTATCCGGCAATTCATTTATCCATGAATCCTGTAAAATTGCCCTTAACCTGTTGATAATCTCTACAGACTCTTTGTTCATTGTTTTTAAACTCCTTTCATATAATTACATTAAAAAATTTTTTACGGCCGTTTACGGACTGTTTTCATTAAGGCATTTTCCCAACTCCTAACATTTTATTTACAGTTTTTAGCCCTATTTTGTGGCTATGCGTTTATTATAATGCTATCTAGTATATTTGTCAACAATTATTTTTAACGACATAAATCGTCCATTAAGGGTCTGTATTTTTGCTTTTAGATTTTATGATTTAACTCCTTAAATGGTTTTACATGGCTTGTGTTTTTGATTGGTAGAAATCATCCATTAAGGGGGTATATTTTTTGATTATGGAAAATCACTCTATAGGGGTCTGTATTTTTGATTGATAGAAATCACTCTATAGTGGAGATGTATTATGGTAGGGGTGGGTGGTAGGCCACATCTTCAAAACGGACTCCTGGGGGTATTAATTATGAAGATTAATAACATGGTAAGGGCATCTAGTTGCTTATGCTTATCAATAGCTATTGCTATTAGCTTATTATGCTAATTAATAACAAGGTATTATTTTGTATATATACTAATAATACACTTTTACTATTTATCTATACTTCATAATCATCTATATTACTAATAATATTCATTTATTATTTACCGCCAAATGGCATAAACACTGGCTTTTTAATTAATAATGGCTATTGCTTATAATATATTGCTTGTTTGCATGGCTTGTATTATGGTATATATTGTATATATACATATATTATATATTAATAAGGCTTCATAAGCAGTAATTGTTACTAATAATGAGCTTATGCTTATCATGCAGCGGCAAAAATAGTATTAAATCCTTATATGTATATGTTGTTTGTAGCCCTTAAACACTATATTTCCCATATTACCACATTGTTTATATTACCACATTGTTTATATTACCACATTGTTTATATTACCACATTGTTTATATTACCACATTGTTTATATTACTATATTTCACCTATTACTTGCATATAAACATGGTAAATAGCTACCTAATATAACATAATATGCAATATAACATTGTAACATACACTAAAAGCTAAATGGTAATATATTTCACCCTATACTATATGTTATATTGTATATATTTCTATACTCTACTATGTAGTAACCTATGGTATATTTCACCTATTACTAATTATTAAAAGCTTTCTATATGTATATTATTATTAGTGGTATATGTTGTTATATTTTAGTATTTTCTATATTGTATATATTATTAAAACCTAATAATTTTTACACAGCGCGGCGGCTTAAATTTTATATGGTATTATTAGAGTTCATTATCCTTACTAATATTTGTTATTAAACAGCATTATTACTATTAATATTAATTCCTATTACTCTTATTTTACTAGCTAATTATATTTGCTTATTTACCTGCAATCTGCATAAATACTGGCTTTTTAATCTTTTTTATTGCTTATTAATAATTGTTGCTAATTATATTGTTTGCTAATTATTCTGTGTTATTGTTTGTTGTATTATTACTATTATTGTTATTTATTATTTAATATTTTCAATAGTCACTAAAATACGTTTGTACTTACTACGCCGCCGCCAAATTTTGCCTATATTAATACTTTTTTACCCTGCCCTATTATTTATACCTTTGCACGCAAAAACCTTTTATAGCCAATTTATATGCCTATAAAGCCTATTGCTAATTTACTAATTTGCCAAAATACGCTATTTTTATTATATTTTTTATTACTTTTACATCATTTTATAAAATATGTTTACATATTTTGCTTGTAATTTTTTAATATTGTATATTGTAATTTACAAGCAATTATGTTATAATAAAACCATAATAAACAAGGGGGTATTTAATATGCAAGTTAGTAAATATTTGTACAAACATTTTGCGCAATTAAATTGCCACAATTTAAATTATGGCGTTAAAATTACAAGTGCCGTATTGTTACAGTATGTTAAAGCACTTGGTTTTAGGGTTTTAAAATTAAAATTTTATGGCAAACCAAAACGCAACAATTTTAGTATAACGGTAAAACACCATAATTATAATAATTGCTATTGTTTAAATTGGCGTACTAATAAAAATGGCTATATTGTTTTTGTTGGCGTTTGCATTGTTTAAAAAATTAATAACCTGCAATTTTGCAGGTTATTTTTTTTTGCATTTTTGCCAAAAAAAATAAGGTAGGTTTTTGCCTACCTTATTAATAATTATTTTTAATTGTTACCAATGCCTATTTGCCAAAAGCCCTCGCTAGCATAATTTACTATTTGCACTGGTGCATTATTAAAAGTAGTATTTAAATAGCCACCATATGGTATTTGCAACACATTACTAATAAACGCCGGTGCATAACTGCACTCGTATACCATTTGCAACTGGTTTACATTTACTACACCGTTGTTATTAATAACTATTACTATATCGGTAGTAATACTAATATTAGTAGTTAACTGTGGGTAATTTTGCCATTGTATATAACTAAAGGTATATTGTACCCCACCACTTACTTGGTTAACTATTGGGTTATATTGCAGCGCCGCCGGGTTAGTGTTGTAGGTTGCAGTATTTACTGCATTTAATACATATTGCATATTATTAATTTTGTTAACTGGTATTTGTAGGTTTTGCAGGTTTTGCAAAACTGCATTGTAATAATTGGTTGCCCCTACTAAATTTTTGTAAGTACCGCTATTTTTGGTTTTTGCCACTTTTGCCATAAATAAACACACCCTTTTTTATTTATTTGTAGGTAACTTTTTACCTTAACTATATTATACAGCACTTTTTGTAAAATTGCAATACTTTTTTATAAAAAATTTTAGCATCTTTTTTGTTGTAACCTATTTACAAATCTAAATCGAAGTGGTATAGTTTAAGTATGCCAATGTATAAAGCAAATTAGTAATAATTACTAATAATAAACTAGTAATATTAATACGCAATACTTATGCGCATTTTTAAATAATTAGTAAATGTTGTTAGTAACCAATATTTGCTATTAGTGCAAGTTACTAATAGGGTAAAGCTGCTGTTAAGTACAAATATACGATGCTGCCCTAAACCGTTTGCTGCCCAAAATGCAATGCTACCTTCTTTGATAATGATTTCAAATTAAGAGTTATTCCTATATTCTTAATATTGTTATTTTAGCTATTTTCTTAATTGCTAATGATTTTTAAATTTAAAATTTTGCCGAATTTTACATTCTGCAGATAACTAATATATAGCCCTTGCAATTAGGGCTATTTTTTATACGAATAACCATTTTAACGCCAACGAAAATGTACCTACATTAATAATAAATAGGCTGGTAAAGGGTTTATATATACCCCTTGCCAGCCTAAAAATTTCAACAATTTAAAAATTTGTATATTTTAAAAACGTACTTAATTTAAAAACGGACTTAATCATATTCAACTGCATAAGTAATTCGACGGTCGCCGAAAAGTGTATTGATTACTGCTAACTTTAATAGTTTATGTTTAGTAATATGATATTCAACTTCAAAACTGTAACCATAGCCAACGGCAGTGACTTCAATATGATTACCCCCAGTTTTATAAACAGTGTCAAGGCTATATACATCACCTAAAATTTGTTCACTCAGTTTGCCGACGAAAAGTTCGAAGTCAAGCTCTGTTTTAATTTTTTCGTGGCCTGCCAAAAATTCAGTTTCAAATTTTTTAAATAATTCGTATAAGTTCATAATGTACACCCCTTTTTTGTTTTTAACAAGTATTGACTTTGCTTTACCTGTTAAATAAATTATAACATAGTTTTATAGCAAAGTCAATACTTTTTTTAAACTTTTTTAAAATTGTTGGGTATAAATATAACACTTTTTAATGCCATTATATTTATAATCAATAAATATTCCTTTTTCGGTTTTTTTCGTATATAGTTTTAATATTACAATACCATATTGTGCTATATAATCACAAAAATACTCTTCAAGTAATTGGGCTATTTCATCATATGAAAGGTCGGCATAAGGAGCAAACAGTAAATAACTATTAATCATCGCTCCTAAAAAGTCCTCAACATTTAATACTATATCATTTCCAATAATCATAATTAAACCTCCTATAATGGCATTAATGGATTAGTGACTAATAAAGTATTGATGTTATATCGATTTCGACGTAACATATCGTATTCAACATTACCATGAATTGTTCTAGTAAATGGCTGTGTAATTAAATAAACACTTTTACCTGAAGGTGATATTTCTTTACTAATAACTTTGCTTAATAATCCATAATTCCAAACTAATACATCGCCAACTTTAATATCAATTGCTTTAGTACCTTCAAAATAGCCCTTAAAACCTTGTAAATGTACACCATTTTTCATATTAGTCATCCTTCCTAAATGTGTTATTAAACCTTTTTAACATTTTATACCAATTGAGCAGCATGAAAATAGGGAAACCTGCAATATAAATAATTGTTACTACAATAAAACCACATAATTTTGTAAAAGCGTATTCGTTATTAATTAAGTACCATGCGCCAAACACAATGACGCATGATACTAGCAACATAGTTAACATTATTTAGCCTCCACTTGTTTACGTTGCATAATAGTCGAACCTTCAACTACTCCTTGCAAAAATGCACATGTATCAACAGGAGCGTTACGCTTTTTAGTTTTAAAAGTGCCTGCCCCTTTTTCGGCCATAAATTTGTCGAACTCGGTATTTACTTCCTCGGCAACTGTAATTTTTAAAGCCGTGCAGTTTTTGTCAAGCTCCTTTTTTAAACCTACTAAAAAACCATCGACAAAACTGTTATACACGCCTTTAACTCCGTTACCCTGTTTCCAAATTTTCGTTTGGTAACTATCGGCCATACGGTGAATGGCCTGCCATAACCATTCGTAAATTTTGGTAACCGTTTTAGCGTTATTTTCGTAACCATAAAATACTGGAATCATTTTTTCAGCCCATATTAATTTTACACCATAATTATTAGCTAAAATTGTTGCTAGCGCAAAACGGTAACTTTTACCCCTTGCATTCACTGCAAATTCAGCCACGATATTTGCAGGTTTTTTGCTAATGTTTTGTAATTTAATGTTGTACTTTGCCATTAATTCCTGGGCTTTAGCGGCCGTTGCAATGGCCTCGGCTTGGTTGGTATTTTTGTTCGCCAACTCCAGTAATTTAATAATTTGTTGTTCTAGTTTGTTTAATTTTTGTTCAGTCATTTTTATGACCCCCTTGTTTATTTGTTATACTTATTATAAACGATTTTGCTTATAAAGTCAAGCACTTTTTAAAAATTTTTATCATTTTTAATTTGTAACATTAAATCGCTATAAACTTTAATTTGTTGCTCGGTTAGCCATTCTGGCTTAATTTTTAAACTATCATATATAATGTACATATATTCGATGTGCATTTCAACAGTTTCGCCCCACAAGTGGCGTTCATTGCCGTTGCCATAACCTAAATAGTATTTGCAATCTGTTTGCAGTCGGTTTAGCAACATATATTTAAATTGTTCATCATGGCTTTCGATATACAATGCAAACCGACCTAATTCAATATTTTGTTTTTTAGTTAACATATTTTTGCCCCCTTTATTATTTGTTTACCTTGTAACTACATTATAAACGATTGTGATTTAAAAGTCAACACTTTTTATGAAAAAATTTTCAAAAAAAGTTATCCACAACTTTATTCACAGCCTGTGGATAACTTTCGTCTTCATAAATGGCCTGTATTAAGTTTTTTAGCGTGACCACATATATTTATACCTATAAAGCCTAAAAACCGTTAAAACTAAAATATGAAGAAATTTAGGGTGATTGGCAAAAATGCAAAAAAAAATAACCTGCAAATGCAGGCTATTTAAATAATTGTTCACGAGTTTTTTGCAGGTCGACTGCCTCTCCAGTACGCTTGTTAACCTTAATTATAGTGTGTGTTTGTGGCTCTTCGTAAAATTCGTGTGTTTCGTTTTGGGTAATTAGCCTTGGTTTTGGCTTAAAACCTTCAGGCGAATCGACTGGCCGAGTTGTTAAAAAGGTAACGGCCAATATAAATAATATTACTGTTAACTTTTTCATTTTTTATTCCTCCTCCGGGTAACGAATATCCAGATATTCACATTCTACAACATCGCCGTCTTCGTCTACTTCAACTTCCTGCAACATAAGGCAGTCAACATTGGCGAACTTTAAACCGCAGTGGTTAAAAATATGAATGCAAAGCAATTCGCTTTCTTTTTCTAAATAATTATAGGCTTCGCTTTCGGACTCAGTTTCGAATATTACAGTGGGGTTAGAGTCGTCTAACAAATCAACGCTATGTCCATTAAAAAACAGAAATTGCAGTTCTTTTTCCCTAACCTCGGCAGTCCATTTTAATAATTGAAATTTTTTCATGATATACACCCCTTTTTTATTTGTAACTAAAGTATACCATGAAATTAAATACTAGTCAAGCATTTTCGACTGGTATTGTATAAAGTTTTTTTTGTTGTAGCATTACCAAAAACCGCAAAAGAATCTCTCTTCTTATTAAGTAAACGTGACTAATATTAATACTGTATTTATCAGCAAATTGTTTTAATTTTTGGTCACGATTAATAGTAAAAGGAGTTTCGTAATATTCAACTATTAGGTTATAATGTAAATCGCTGTGTTGTTGACAATAACTCTTTAATGCTTGTACACATTTAAAAATATTATTTGCTTTTTGATTTACATTATTAGGAACTTTATTATTTCTAATAAGAATATTTTCAATTTCCCTGTAAATCCTTTTTGCCACTATTTCCATTTTGTTCACCAATCCTCAATAAATTATAATTCTTATAGGAACGATTCCTAGTTATGATTTTATAACATTCAGCACCGTATCCTCTTTGTCTTGAAATGCTATCCTTCAATGGTTTACCACACCGCAAGCAGTGAGTGATATTTTTAATCATGATGCTGCCCCCAAAAATCAATTGCTGCCCTCGTGGATATAATGCTGCCCTTTTGCACTTACAAAATTTACAACACATTCTTTTCGATTGAACATCAGGAAAACAATTCGCAATCAAATTTCACAAATGCTTTATTTAGAATTTCGAATTTCTAATCCTAATTGTATTGTCATAAATAGAACGGCTAAATTATCCATGGCTGTTTCGGCGAATACAATGCCCATCTTTATTCCACTTTCAACACTTTGAATATAATCCATAACACCTCGAACCTCGGCAATTTGCCATTTAAAACTAAAAATTTCAGCATTTTTCACAGCCCAAAAATTCACACCGGACTCATTTTTTTTGAAACTATAACCGGACTCATATGCTACAACGGAGAATAATGCTTCAAAAGTATTGTATAAAAAGGCTAATACTTTTAGAGGTGGATCTGTCTTTTCGTCTAACATTTTAGAAATTTCAATAGCCTTGGCAAAATCACGTTCTAAAACTGCATTAATATATAATTGTAGCTCGGCTGTAGGTAGTGCAATTAATACCCCATCATTAACAGCTTTATTATATAGCTTACTAATTGTTGTATTATTTACTTGTGCCAGCATTTTTAATTTATCTAGTTCTAATAAACATAATGTATAGTTTGAAGAACATCTTTTAATTAAATCTTTTGCCTGTGCTGTATCTAAATCGGAATCTTTTTGAATATACTTAATTAAAATAGGCTCCGATAATTTTTCAAAATTAACTATAGTATCTTCATAATGTTTATAAAATTTACTCCGTTTATCTAATGTGTTATAAACGAGTATTACTTTACAGGCTCCGGAAGTACACAAAGCCTCTAACCGTTGCCATACAACAATATCCTGTTTTATAAAGTCCGTATCATCTCTAATAACATATAATACAGGCTTGTTTATTAGTTTATTAGCCCCTAATTTTTTAAAAACATCTGCCACTGTTGGCATTTCCTGTTTTAAATAACCTAAATCTGCAATATTATCTATATAAACATTTCGAATATAAATTTCTTCACCAATAAAAATATACACATTATCTAATTCATTCGATTTGATTTGTGTTTTTAATTCAGCTATATTCATTTCTTATCGTACCTCACTTGATATATTAATCCGCATTTATGACATACATATTGACGATATTTTACATTCCCAATAAATATTATTTGCAGGCGTGTCAATTTCCCACACCTGCAAATGCGAATATTTTTCTTAATAATATCCCGATATATCTGACGTATTTTATTCTTTTTCATAATAATTTTCATCTGCGAATATAGTGATTCCCTGAACACCTAATAAAACGATTTTATCTAAAGGAAATTTATGTTCTATATTACAAATTAACTTTCCTGTATTTTTATTACGTTTATCACCTAGCGCTTTTAAAATTCTTGTTTCTGGATCATAACTAAGAAATTTTGCATGACGATATAATATTCGTTGCTTATAAATAATTCCAACATAAAGCTCGTCGCCAACATTTAATAATGCAATTTTTTCTTCATTCAACATTTTCACCCCCTAAAATTTCCCATTGCTGAATTAACCATTTTTTAAAAGCCATGGCTTTATTAATACCACTATACTGCAAAATGGATTTTAATTTCAAAGTAGATTGAGTTGAAAAATCTAATTGTTCTTTATCATAATCCCTATCAATAAAACATTCTAAAAGATAGTTCGTATAAGTATTTAAAAATAATTCCAGATCATATTTATCTTCCTCTTCTTTAAAGTTTATCTGATTTGCTATTTTTAAACAATTTGTAACTGTGACTTCTGGAATATTTTCAACAACCTTACGAACATAATCACAAAAATCCTGAACACCATAATTTAATAACATTTTTACCTGTTCCGGAGTTTCACAGACTTTTGCAATTTTCGTCAATTCTTCATTCTTTAGTTTTGGCTGAATTTGTAGAGCATATTCTTTAAGTTCTGAAGGTGGAAATGGTAATAAAGAAATTAACATACCACGACTTAATATAGTTGCCAATGTATTTGATGTACTTTTCAATAACATTACAAAGTAAGCCTGTTGTGGAGGTTCTTCAATGACTTTTAGTAAAGCATTTTTAGCTGCATTACTCATATTATCGCAATCTTTAAAAACATACATAATAGGTTTTGTTTGTTTATATGCCATTGAAATAATATTACGAACATCATCAACTTTATTACCACAATGAATATAAACTGTTTGCAATCTAACGCTAATACACTCTGCAATATCTTCGGAGGCTATAGAACTAGCCCCCGAAATAATCATAAATCTTGCAAATGTTAAATTATCTAAAGTATTTTTTAATTCTTCTTGCATCATAATGTCAACAACCCTGCAATAATAAATTGCTTTGGATTCTGCTCCCATTTAATACGATTAAGTAATTCTTGCAATGCACCAGTTAAAACAATTATAAATTGCTTCTTGCCAGTTTCTAATTTACACTCTTTGCTGTAAGAACTAGGAATTTGAACATAATCAAAATTATGACAAATATTATATTTAACTAAATCAAGTACAAAGAAAAAGAATTGACGTGTAAATTGTTTTAAATCTTTGCCATCCATATATATATTTTCAATGGTTTCTATAATGTTAAACTCGTCTTTTTCATATATATATTCCAGTAATTCAAACATTACACCATAATCTGTTGCCCCTAATGCGTTAACTACATTTTCAACGGTAATATCCCCACTATAAGATAAACATTTATCTAATAATGTAATGGCATCTCTCATTCCGCCATCTGCAATTTTAGCGATGTACTCTAATGCCTCTTTATCCCATTCATAACAAATCCCTGCATTAACTTCAAGATCATAATTTTCCTTTTGAAGAATTAAATCTAATCTTTCCACAATTTGATTTGTTGGGATACGATGAAAATCAAATCGTTGAACTCGACTTAATATTGTAGCCGGGATTTTTTGTGGGTCTGTAGTACACATTAAAAAGATTGTTTTTAGTGGAGGTTCTTCTAAAAGTTTTAACATGGCATTCCATGCGCCTGTACTTAACATATGAACTTCATCTAAAATATAAATTTTAAATTCGCCATCTAAAGATTTGTGTTTAGAGTCATCAATAATGTTACGAACATTTTCAACACCATTATTGGAAGCGGCATCAATTTCAATGGCTTTACCTTTACCACCATTTAATTCATTGGCAAAAATGCGAGCACAGGTTGTTTTACCTGTGCCAGCACCGCCAGTAAATAAGTAACAATTTTTATGATTTTTTGTAACAATTTGCTGTTCAAGAATAGCTTTAATATTCTCTTGAGCTACCACGTCATTAAAAGTTGTTGGTCTATATTTAACAGCGAGTGAAATCATTTTAATTCATAAACTCCTTGTTCGTCTTCTTCAAAATTTCAAATAAAGAATCTTCTTTATTATCTTTTAAATCCTTGGTCATCTTTTCATCATTAAGTAATATTGACATTAAACCCATACATAAAGCCAAAGGTGAAATTTTATGACGTCTTGCAACATCAATAACAATTCCCATAATAGCATATAAAATGCCAAGTTCACATCCATTAGCCTCCACATCAGATGAAAAACCAGTTTCATGTGCTGTAAAAACAGCCGATATATTACAATCAATGATCTTTTCTTTTTCAACAAAATCACCAAAATCTGGAACACTACTTAAAAATTCAATAATTTCTTTTTTGTTACTTTCGCTATCTCCAAAAACTCCCTCATTCACCTGATTCATAAATATTAAAACTCGCCTTACAGTATCATTATTCATCTTGTAAACCCTCCATTAATTGTTTAAATAGTTTTTCATTAATAATAAAGTAATCTTCATTATCTCCGAAATTAAATGTTATTGCCCAATAAGGACGACGCATTGCAAATGCTTCTTCCTTTAACTTTTCAATCCAATCTTTTTGAATTGAAATAGATTTAGATTCTTTAACTTTAGTTTTACATTCAATTAATATCTTATCAGTAATTACATCTCCTTTCTGAAACATAGTAGCCCCACTGTTTAACTGCTTTCTTCCGTGAAGCTTTTTAGCAATTCTTTTTTCTTGTAAATTGCTATATTTTCTTGTGTCCATTAGAATTAAACTCCTTTATCAAGTCCTGTGCTAAAGTTACAATTTCATAATTATTAATAGGCAATTGAAATCCAGAATATGTTTTTCCTAGTGCGTATACCCAATCACTAAAAAATTCATCGTAACAATTTATCTTTATTACACCATATTTCTGATGAAGTTTTGCCAACTCCCTCGCCCATTTATCATAAGTTGCATCAGAAATTAAATTATCATTTAATCTGTAATAAATGCAACTATGAACTATTAATTGTAACCTTCGACGCTTAATCAGTATTTTAATATCTTCTGGAATAGTAGGTTCTTTTTTAGCTAACTTTTTAATATCAAATAGTGGCATTTACCGCCCCCCCCCTGTATGATACTATTATACTATCATACAGGATCATTGTCAATGATTATTTTCAACGAACATTAGAGGAAATAGCTTTTGCAATGTCATCATCCAAATCTTGAAGGAAATCCAAGTTTTCTTCTGCTTCTAAAAATTCAACAACAGATTGCCTACCTTGTAATTTAATTTCTTCACCATCTACATCAGTTAAAATTTCGCCATCTTTTGATACAAATCTAAACCATGCTCCGGATTGGTCAATGTAACCTAATTTAATTGCAAGGTCTACTAAATCTGATACCCAATCAATTCCAAAAGTATAGTTAAGTGTATAACTACCAACACGACGGTCAGGTCTACATGCTTTTGTTTTTGGCATATTTATCAACACATAATTACCTGCGGGGGATTCTGTATTTCTTGTTAAATCTTTACCATTTTCATCAAAGAAATTACCCTTACTAAAAAATAAACGAATTATTGCATTATGTTTCCATGCACGTCCACCAGTAGTATCCTTGCCACCCATAGGACTATTAATCTTATCCCTTAATTGATTAATACCAATAAAAGTAGTATTAAATCTTGAACAAATTTGAACTAACTGTTTAGTAAATCTTGTTAATGGAATTGAAATGCCACCATAACTTCTTTTTTCATTGGATTCTTCATAAACATCCTGTGAAATCAATACTGCAAGACTATCTAACACAGCGAGTCCAAATTCCCCTGTTTCTAAAAGGTTTTGTACAATGTCGAAAACTTGTTCTGCCGTTTGGTTAGTTGGTTTTACTACCCACAACTCGTCTACATTTACTCCTAATAATTCAGCCCAATCTTCGTCCAATGTATTCTCACAATCCACAAATAAGCACTTTAAAGGTCCTCTTGCTTTTAAATGTTTATATGCTTCTTCTTGTGATTTATTTCTTTTTGGAATTTCTTCAAAAGCTTTTAATTCATCTTCATATTCTTGTGCAAACAATACCTGTGCATTACCAACAGCGTCAAGGGCTGTAGTTGTTTTTCCGGAGTTTTCTTCACCTGCAAATTCAATCAGTTTACCACGAGGTAAACCTCCATAAAGCATATAGTTTAATCTGCAACTTGTAAATTTTAATTTATTCTTACTTTGCTCATATTTTACTCGACCCTGAAATATAACTTCAGATTTAAATTTCTTGTTCACTTCCTGCACTACTGTTAATATAGACATCAGAATCACCCTTTCTGCTTGCTAAATAATCACATAAATGAACAAATTGTTGTATGTCTGATTTTGGTTTTGGTAAAGTCACATTACTGTTAAAAGCCCTATTCCACTGCCCCATATGAGAAGCAATTAAACGACTAATAACTGCACCACATTCAATATATCTTCTAGAACCATTAGTTTCAGCTAATTCTTCACAAACATTTGTCACAAGTTCCGCTGCATAAATAGGATGTTCGAAAACAGTATATTTTGATTTTCCAAAACCCTTTTTAACGCTATCATGCAAAATCAAAGCGGCTAGAATATAATCTGCTTTTGGCAATAAAATGGAATATTGCTCTAACTGCAATAAATCTTTAGCCCAGCAACAAGCTGCTAATGTGTGACGAACTAATCCACCTTCACCAAGAGCAAAAGGAGGATGATATTTACCTGTGGTTGAAGCTGGCATTGTATAAAATTCTTTAGGGCATTTTTGCAAACATTCCTCAACAATTTCTTGAATTTTAGGATCTCCAATTTCATTAATATAACGGTTAAAAATTGTGCTATCGTACATTATAAATTCTCCTTATATCCCATATTATTAAGGTTATTAAAATCATTTTCACTAATACGTCTTGTGGCGACCTTTTTCAAGCTTTGTAGCATTTCTGTCGCTAAATCTAATTTATTCTGAATTTGCTTTCTTGCACGACTATAAATACTTATAACCAACACATCATAAACAATATCAAATTCAGCTAATTGTTTACGTTCTATGGCAGTACCTTCATAACTTGAATAACTGTCATTATAACGTTGTAATTTTTCTTGTTTAGCAATATCTTCACGCATACCCACAAGTTCTTGCTTTTCATAAGCGTAATACATTAAGGCAGGTAAATTTAAAATAAAATAATCAAGTTGTTCATTTGTTAATGTTACATTAGGATTTGAAATTGTTTCTCGAATTGTATTCATTAAATTATCTAAAGAACCACAACACTCTTTTACAATCGAATTAATATGACGTGTTAAAGCTCTTTGATTAGTATTAATAGAATTTAATCTGTCTGTAACTAAAGATTGTTCAATTTCCATATTTCATCCTGTCCTCTATTATTTTTTGTAAATTATGCTTAATATCATATTCAAAAAATGTTCTTTTCTTTTTACCTTTAAAAACAATACAGCCACCAGGAAGATCATTTATTTTGATAGATTTTTGTTCATCTACCTCTTTTAACATATATAAAACTCTTGCAGGTACAAATATTGTTAAATCCTCGTCGACAAACCATAACAGGATACCAGCAATAACTGAATTATAAGAACTCTTATTTTGCAGGCCATTATATTGATTATCAGTTAAATTTTTAAAATTAAAACTTTTACCATGAATAGTTTTACATTCAATATAAATCAAATAGCCATTAAAAAATACAACAAAATCACAAATATTACGAATACCTTTATACCCGGCTGTATCATCTTTAAAACGGTCAAAACATACACCACAATCATCAAGCTGGGAAGCGATTAAAGCTTCAAACTTTTTTCCTAATGAAACAGGCATTTTCCTAATCCTTTCTACATTGTGAACGATATATACAGTATTGACAAATTTTAGCTTTAATACCAACAGGTTTTGGCGGTACTATATTCGCATCCACATAATCATCACAATCCTGTATTAATTGTATTAAATCTTTTTTCATTTTTTCTGTTATTTCAAGCAAATAACATTTCTTTTCGCAAGTATCCCTATTTTCATAAACGAATATAATTTTATCAAGTCCTAAAGATAAGGAATATGCAATGGCCTGTCTTTTATGGTCTTCATCTACATCATTACGAGTAACAAACTTGCGGGAAACTTCTGTCTTAAACTCTATAATGTATAACTCACCTCTATATTTAATAATACCATCGCATAAAAAACTAATATTCCAAGTTTCATTAAAAAGCTGTGTTTCAATACCTCGTTTACCTTTTACAATAATTCCGGGTAATTCTTTTTGTTCAACATATTTAGCCACATCTAAATATTCACAAGCAAAGCCATTCTTTTTCATTTCAATAACAGCATTTTGTAAATGTTCATGCCTATCAGTTCCAGACTCCCCTATACCGATAAGGGGAGCCTCTTTAATAGAACTGTCAGGTTCTTGCTCAACAATTTGATAAAACATATTACGAATACAATTCAAACTGCTGGGCTTATAATGAGCACTAGGTTTACGTTTATTACTATTTGCTGTTCTTTCAATGGACTGCAAATAATCTTGTAAAAAAGATTGTGCTACTGGACTTTGCTTCTTTGCCTCATTTACTAAAGTAAGTAAATTTTTTAAAGAAGATTTAGCCATCGATATCCTCGTCTAAAGAAGATAAAATTTGAACGACTTTACCTTCTACCATTTTAATAGCTGTTGGTGTGCCATAGGATAAAGTGATAATATCTGTGGATAAAGTATTTACAAGTTCTTTAAATTGAACAATGTCCAATAAGCACTCAAATTCTTTAAAATCATCACTTTCATCATATGGAATAATTTCTTCTGCTTTTGTTCTTGAAGAAATCATTTTAAGGCCTGTTTTAGTAAACAACAATTTAATAGTATTTTTATCATATTCAGATACGAAAATACTTAAACGGTCTAATGCCGCTTGCACTAAAGATTTTTTAATTGTACAAGTAGAAGGAAATTCTGTTTCTAAAAAACCATCAAGAGCTTCTACAGGATACGATTCAATATCTTCTAATTGTGTGCCTGCAATTTCAATCGTTTTGGATTTAATGATAACATCATTATCTACGAAATATACCTGTACATCTTCCTCTGTAATTAGAGTTGACAATTTCAATAATTCGATTGGCAATAATGCAGGTCTTTTAAAAACATTTACTGAATATACGCAAAGCCTCAAGCTATCCGTGGTCATTACCCTGTCATTGAAATAATATCCAGTTATTACAGGATTTTCAATGGTTTTAGCTAAGCTTGCTGTGCAAATATCATAAACCGCCTGAAGAATTGGCTGTTTAACACGTACCGCTTTAACATCCTCAGGTATTTCTATGGAAACGTCCGGAAATTGCAATATATCCCCATTTTCGTCCAGTACAAGCTCAATATGATAATATCCATTACCTTTAAAAGTTAAAACACCTTCCTCAATGGTAAGAATAATATGCTCACTTGTTGTTTTACTTACAAGTTTAGCAAAACTTGCAACAGGCAATACACAAGAAATATTTGGAGCTTTTACTTTATCTTTGTAAATGCTTAAAAAATTAGCTCCATCTGTAGTTCTTAAACACAATACATTATCTTTTACTTCAAAACCAATATAATTCGTTAAAGGAATAAGTTTATCACAACTTGCACCTTTAACAACTCTGGATACCATATCTTTTAACTCTGATGTAATAATATCAATTTTCATTATTTACTACTCCTTACTAAATTAATAAAAGATTGTTGTTCATCAAGATTTTCAAAAACGCCACTAGTATGCAAAGTTCTTGTAACCGCTCCTGGCTTTTTAATACCTCTTGCAGTCATACAGGAATGTTCTCCTTCAATCATTACAATTACATTGTCAGTCGATAAAATAGCAGACATAATACGATGAATGCTAAATCCCATTCTTTCCTGAATTTGAAATCTTTTTGCAACCATATCAGCAATACGTGCCATCTTCGAAAGTCCAATTACTTTCGTTCTTGGATAATATCCAATACTTACATTCATATTATACATCAATGCAAGATGATGTTCACAGTGACTAAAAACAGGAATATTTGTACAGGTTACAATACCGTGACCAGTTGTTTCAAAACACTTGCCAAACTTACTAACAAGATCGGAATCAGAATAGAACTCACCCTCAAGTTGCTCTAACATCATTTTTGCAAATCTTTTAGGAGTTTCCTTTAATGAAGGATCTTGAAGATCTTTTCCAAAAGCCTGTAAAATAAGCTCTCCTGCGGATATAAGCATTTGTTCTTTAGTATTTTCCATTTTATACTCCTCTTTCATCCGGATTCCATATAATTTTATGAAGTTGAACTTGTACCATTGTATTTTCAAACATATTATCTTTAACAAATTGAACAAGTTCTTTCGGTTCAATCTGCCCATACACTGGGCTAAGAACATAGGTACAAATCAAATCCATATTATAAATTCGTTTAAATTCTTCTAAATCTTCTTTAGTAGCAACAACGAATTTCAATACATCATTATAAGTGAGCTTTTTAAGATTACTTTCAAGCATTGAACCTAGCATACCACTACTCGGACATTTCCAATCCATTGTAACAAATACTCCGGGCAAACTACAACATGGTTCAATCGGCACAGAACCATTTGTTTCAATATTTACATGATACCCACCCCAAGATAAAGCTTCAATAAGATCGTTCATACCCGCTCTAAATAATGGTTCTCCACCTGTTAAAGTTACACGATGACAACCAATTTTAGCAATGCTTTCAAGAATTTCCTGTAAAGACATATTTGGTTCTTGAACATCTTGTGCGTAAAGGGTATCACAATAACTACAACATAAGTTACAGCCATTAAAGCGTACAAAAGTTGAAAGAAATCCAGTTCTAATTCCTTCACCTTCAACACTTAAAAACATTTCATTTACACTATATATCTTCTTGTTCATAAATTGCTAAATTCCCTTCGCTTTCTTGTACTTCTACTCTGTAACACGTTGGAATAATATCACAAATATATTTTGCAATATTTTCAGCTGTTGGATTAAAAGGAACAACTTGATTAATACTTTGATGATCGAATACATCCATTACACATTTTTTAATATGTGTAAAATCCTCAACCATGCCATAATCAGAAAGTTCTCTAGCTTTGCAATAAATTTTAACTTTCCAATTATGACCGTGAAGATTAGCGCATTTACTCTCATAAGGCAGATTTAAATAATGAGATGCAGATATTTCTAATTCTTTGATAACTGTGTACATTTTCTTCCTCCTGGTTTAATACGATTATGATATCTTTTTACTTTTACTTCGTGAATAAGATTTAATAATACTTCAGCAGAAACTAATAAATTACCATTAGTATATTCATTTGCATATAAAGCAGTCTTTGCTCTTGTTTCTAGTTCTTTGATGGTTTTACCGTCTACCATTTTTGCCATAATTAACCTCGCAAAGCTGGATCTTTTACACCATTAACTTCAAAAGCATGAGCTCTATCTCTACATGTACCACATACTCCACAAGGTTTTTCTCCACCCTCATAACAAGACCATGTAAATTTATAAGGGACTTTCAATGACAATCCAGCTTTAACAACTTCGCCTTTATTAAACATAATCAAAGGAGCTCTTAATGTAAGTTGGCCGCCAGTACCTTCTAAAATTGCTTTACGCATGGCATCCACAAATTCAGGAGTACAGTCCGGATATGCCCTACCAGCCGCATCATCTGCATGAGCGCCATACCACACTTCACAGCCCCCGAGGGAATAAGCCAAAGACGCCGCTGAAGATAACATTAAGCCGTTACGAAATGGTACATAGGTACTAACAGTCCCTTCACCACCTAATTCCTTTAATTGTTCGGCATAGGTAGTATGTTTAATTTCATTTTTACTATTTTTTAATAAACAGCAATCACTCAATTCCATAATACTACTAATATCCCGAACAATATGTTGAACATCATAATGTTCCGCTAACTTCTTAGCACAAGCTAATTCTTTCTCATGCTTTTGGCCGTAGTAAATAGATAACGCTGTTACCTCTTTATTGCCATAACAATCAACTGCCATACCTAAACAAGTAGCGCTATCAACACCACCGCTCAACAATACAACTGCTTTCAAAATAATCGCCTCCTAATAATTTTTCCACCATGATAAGTATATTCTTTTGCCCAATCCATCAAAAATGTTACATTCCACAAATCGCGCTGAACATAATCTTCCATTAACTGCTCAAAATCGAAATTCTTGCTTTTAATGTAAGATTTTAAATCTTCCAAAGCTACAGCACTACCATTTAAAGGGTGAGCCATTTTATCCTTTTGCTGAGCACTAATAATAATAGTACCCCATGGAGTATAAATTGCTCCATTATGCCCGCTTTGAATCCACGAAGAACTATCCGCAGAAGTAACTGGATATTGGACTAAAGTTTTTCTTACAGTCATTCCAAAAGCATGGACTTTAACATTGGGATTACTCGAACTTTTTATAATATCAAAACATAACGATAAAAAGTTCTTTTGTACATCTTTAGGCTTGCCCACCATACCACCAAGAGCGATATATTTTAATGGTTGGCCATTTTCATCTCGCCATTCTAAGGCTCTACGCAAACACCATATCGGTTCACCCACATGGAACGTATATAGTAAGCCATCCTTATTTAAAACAGCATCCCTCATATACAAATAATTTTTCCATGTTTTTACAGCTGCATCTAATACTTGTGCTTGTGTAGGCTTTTGCCTGATGTTTCCTGGAATACAGTCCAATTGACCAAATAAATCAATATACTGCACTCTGTCGTTTAAAAAGTAAACATAATCATCAACATTAATATATGTACCTTTAGTCCATGCAGTAAAAGCACCACTGTCAATAAATAGTTTACCTTTTCGACCGTATTGATTAATCCAGCCAATCCATCTATCAATATTTTTCCTTTCGTTCAAATAACTGAATAGATGATTGGCTCCCATATCGAACAAGCACTTATCTACATGATCTGTAACTTGTCCCGCAAAATATAAATCTAACATTACAAACCCCCTTTCTGTTTATATTACTATTATACCTTACTATTATAATAATGTCAATAAAAATAACCATTACGATTCAGTCGTAATGGTTATTAATAGTCTTATTCGTTTTCATACCAACACTTTGTGATTTCAACATCACATTTTAAAGGCACAGAGAGTGAGGCTGCATTTATCATACATTCAGAAAGTAATTCAGCACATCTTATTTTATTCTCCTCTGGACATTCCCCAATAATTTCATCATGTACCTGAATAAGTAGTCGGAAGCCAAGCTGTTTTAACTCTTCACAACGACTAATAGATAACATGGCGAATTTTGTTAGGTCAGCCGCACTTCCTTGTACCCTAGCATTTACACACATACGAGTTGCATCAGCAATTTTCATCCGATTATCAACTACCTTTATACCCTCGTTATTCGCCTCTTCAATTACGGCTTGATGTTGCTTAAAGCTCTTACATCCAGCTAATTTATTCCAATAATATGTTACGATTTCTTCAGGTACTTCAGTATTTTGATCTTCATCATCGGCAAGTGGGTCATAGTCTTTCGACACACCATCTTTCCAATAAAATTCGTAGGTGTCTAATTGCATATCAGGAAGTCTTCTTTTTCTTCCCCATGCAGTAGTTACATAACCTAGATCTCTTGCCATTTGCCGACTCTCTTCTCTAAATGTTTTTAATTTAGGAAAAGCGTTTAAAACTGCATCGTATATTTCCTGAGCTAATTTTTTAGAAATATGTAAATCATCTGCAATAGCCGGGATTCCTTTATCATAGTTAATACCTAAAAGAATAGCCTTTGCTCGACTACGTCTTTCCTTTCCTTCAGGATTGTGTGTGCCATCGGGTCTAAATTCCAAACAGTCATCATACGGAACATTGAAAGCTAATGAAGCGATTTCGGCATACAAATCTTTTCCGTCGATATAAGCCTGAATACCTTTTTCGTCCTGTGCTAAATGCACGGTCAATCGAGGTTCCTGAGCTGAGTAATCGCAGGATAACATTACATAGCCGTCACTAGCCTTGAACATTTTTCGTATGTCTTTTGCATGACTGGGAATGTTTTGCAAGTTAGGGTCATCACTCGAGAAACGACCTGTAATTGTTCCAAGTTGATTAAATCTCGCATGAATCCTCCCTGTTTTTGCATTTATAATTTTTGGGAATTTATCTACATATGTAGATACTAATTTTGAAGCCTTACGAAATTTCAATAAGGCCGTTACCAATGGATTATCAAACTGCTCAAGAATTTCTTCTCCTGTGCCACGAGGTTTCTTCTTGCTTACTGGAGGCAGTTTCATAATATCATACAACAGGATAGATAGTTGCTCTGGACTGGCTGGATTAATCTTCTCAGGCAGTTTACAAGAAGAACCTTGTTTGATTCTATATTCTTCGATTTCAGATTCATAGAGTGAAAGAGTTTCTTCGAACTCTACCGCAGCTTCACTCATAAGCTTGTTATACTTTTCAGATAACTTTTGCTGAACCTCTAAATCAAGAAATACTCCTGTATCTTCCATTTCAGAAACGATTGGAACCAATGGCATTTCTAATTCATGGAATATTTTAGCAACATCTTGCAACTCATACTCTCTGCATACTTCAGTATCGGTTAAAAACGGACGTTGAAATTCGGCTAATTCATATGTAATCATAGGGTCATTAGCCGCATATAAATACGCAACATCAACAGGAATCATTGTAAACGGAATACCCGCAAACAACTCTGAAAATGTATGCGATTTATCCTTGCCTTTATTAACGTACTTATCCCATAAACCCTTTAAACTATTATTTTTATTATTTTCATCGAGCAGTCGTTGTGCAATATAGCCATCCCACCAACAAAACATTTTAATGCCTAAAGTATGTTTTAATACCCTACAGTCAAAATCGCTATTAAACATATCAATTTTCACTTTTGCATCTATTAAACGTTGTAATTCACGTTTAACAATTTCAGCTGAAATTTGCCCTTTAATCGGCATACCCGTCATATAACTAACATGATTTACAGGTACATAAGCAGCTTTATATCCTGGAGTATATAAACAAACACCTGCTAAAGTTGTAGTGATGGGATCTAAACTTGTTGTTTCTGTATCGATTGCCCCAATACCATTTTCAATAAATTTATCAATTAAATCTATTAAAATAGCTTCGTCCATAACATTTAAGTACATATCTTTTTTATCAGCAAAATACCTATTTGTCATGGCTTTAATTGAAGTAATTCGACTAGATAGATTACCTGCCTTCAACTTTACGTTTCCGGCAGATAATATAGGTAATTTTGATTTAGCTTTATTGACAACTTGTGCATCCGTTATTTTTGATGAACGAGGTTTAAAATCAAATAGAGCCATTAGAAGCTTTCTCTACGATTACGTCGAGCTTTAGGTTCTGCAGGTGTACGTCTTTTAACCCCTTCATCTGTGGCAGGATTTCTTCTTTGTGATTGTTCTTCCAATCCTGGCATTTTACCAGTATCTAAAAATTCTTCCAACTCTTCTGCTGTTTTATTTAATAAGAATGTTTCCGGAACTTCTGGAACTTCCGGAAAATCTTCCAATGTTTTATCGTCACCTTTTATTGGAAACAAAAGATAATCCGTATTTGTATCTCCTTTTACCCCATTACGTTCAATTTCAATTGATTGTGAGCATAAAGGATTATAACGCGCACATAAGCTTGTGAGCTTATCGATAAACTTTTTACCACGTTCCCATAATTTAACAGAACCATCTTCTTCTATAAATAAGGGAACAAAAACTCGTAATTGAAACCTATTACCTGAAGCACATAATGGACAAGTTTCTACAGGGTCATTAATTTGTCGTAAACATTCAACCCATTTATCTCGGCCATTAACTTTAACACGATGAAGTGAATGAGCTTCAATATCGTCAACATTATTATACAAAATTCTTACTGAAACGACTTGACGGTCTTCTTTAAGTTGAAAAAAATTAGTTGTATTAGTAGCATATTGCTCTACTTCATCATATCGAACTCGTGCCATGTTTTATTCCTCCTCGTCCTCTAATGCCTCTGCCTCAACTTCTGGAGTTTCTACTTTTTTAGATGCTTTCTTTGCAGCCTTTTTAGGTTTTACACCTAATTTTTCAGCAATCGCTTCTTTTTTCTTTTGTTCTTCTTTTTCCAATTTTTTCTGGCGTGCGGCCTCTAATGCCTCTGCCTTTTGAGCCTTACGAGTATTTACACCTTTTTGATATTCAACAGAAGCAGCTACACATTTACGGATAAGATTTGCAGTTTTCTCATTATCCTCTGTTAAAGAAATACGAGCATCAAACATATGCTTCATAGTCTTATATTCAATATTCAGGCCATCAAGAGCTTTAGTACGAAGCCACAATACAATTCCTTTAGTGCTAAAAGTAAAGGCCATGCACATATGCCCATCAAGTTTAATGGTGTGGAAACCTTTAACACGAGTTACAAAAATTGTGCAACCAGCGGCTTTAACAATAGTTTCAACAACATCTTTCAAAGGAGAAATTTGACGTGGAGCTTTAGGCTCTTTTACTTTTTTCTCTTTTTTAGGTTTTGGTTCTTTTTTAGCTTCAGCTTTCTTAGTACCACGTTTTACAGGTTTTACTGGTTCAGGTTCTTCCTCAGATTCTTCATCCTCTTCTTCGCAGTCCTCAACAGCGTCTTCATCCGCATCTTCGACTTCTTCTTCTTCCTCAGAATCCTCAGAAGCTTCCTCGTCAACTTCCTCTTCAGTTTCTTCTTCTTCAAGATCTTCGACTTCCTCAACTACTTCTTCCTCAACTTCCTTGTAAAAGCGTTCATAAGATTTGCGATTAACAATTCTTTCTTTACCGGAGTTCAAATCTTTTAAAGTGATGTCATCTCCATCTTTGCTAACCAATTCAAATTCTGCGTTGTTTCTTGTGCAAATTACTTTCATAATACTACCACACTTTCTAAATAAATTTTGTAAGGTTTTCACCTTCAATTACATTATACCCTTCGTAAATTCAAAAGTCAATACTTTTTGGATAAAAAAATTTCAGGGCAATTTTTAAATTCCTGCTCAGATAAATCATTAATATCTTTACCTCTTGGAACTACTAAAGATTTAACCAATTTATTATCAATAACTTTAATTAATCTCTTGGCGCCTTTATCTCCAGCTTCATCTCCATCAAAAGCGGCTACTATTTTTCTAAAAGGAAGTTTTTTAATTAAATTAAATTGTTCTGGCGTTCCTGTACCTAATAATGCTATAGCAGCTACACCATATTTAACAGCCGTTATAGCATTTATTATACTCTCACACACATATAATGTATCTTGACTATAATCCAATTCATACACACCATATAATGGTTTAAACACGTTTTCCGGATAATGGTAAAGCTTGAAATGTATTGCCCTTCGTGCAATAAACAGAGTTCTGCCCTGCATATCCCTTACAGGGAATGTTATGCAGGGAAAGGTATTTTCATTTTTCTTTAACTTAAATTTAGGGTCATAACCAATATCGTATTTTTCAATAAGTTCTTCAGTAAGACCTCGTTTAAACATATAATCATGATAATAACGATATCTATCTAATTGTTTTTCCGGAACATATTGTTGTTCTGAATGATTACTATTTCTACTCAATTTTAAATCTAAAGGTTTTCTATCTTCTATATCTATAGATAAAAAATTCTTTATTAGCCACTTTGTACCATATGCACCCGAATCATCATATCCATAAATATAACTAATCATTTCAGGCAGTGTTGCAGTATATCCACACGTAAAACAATGTACAGTCCCGGCTGGAATTTTTTTACCATTTATTATTTTATCAACTCTTGATATACCACAAGAAGGCCTTTTTTCTTGCCCATTATTATGCACCGGACAACAAATTTGTATATTTGAATCTGTTACTATAAACCGACCAAACAAACTAATACCTAATTGTTCTTCTATCTGTGATTGTAAAAATTGCAAAATAGAAACATCGTCTTCTAATAAAGCTTTGCCTCGAATTGTAAACATTAAAAGACCTCTTTTCTATCTTTATATTTTTTACGTTGTGTTTCTTCGACTTTTTGCCGTTCTTGTGGGGCTACTGAATCCGTTGCACTTGGCACATAAACAAAACGCCCTTTATCGATATCCCAAAAATAAATCAGGTTTACCCCTACAGCACCAGTTCTATTTTTAGTCAACGATAATTTTAAGCCAGCTCCTGTTTGCCTAATAAACAATACCTTTGAACTATTTTGACCGATACTATCGCTATCGGCTAAATTAGTTAAGTCTGGATCGTCTTGAACATTATCTTTACGAATATCACCATCACGATTTAATTGAGATAATCCGATTATTGGAATATCATATCTTTCGGATAAACGCATTAAACCTTCAGTTATACTAAATAATTGTTCTGTTTTACTTTTTCCTCGACGATATGTTTCATCGTCCATTAAACTGTATTGGTCAATACCAATAATATCAGCCTTACAAGCCGTTATCATTGATTGTATAGAGGATACGGTTGCCCTACCGCCAAAACTTTTAGGTGTAAAAACATAAAAAGGCAGCATATTTTTCTGTGTTTTATCAATAAAATCTTCATAACCTGAAACATTTTCACCAATAACAAGAGCTTTGTTCGAAAAATTGGCTAATAAAGTATCAAAACGATACCCAATTTGCATATCATTCATTTCGCCACTGTACATAGCAACACGCTTGCCCTGTTTCCATGCCTCTACTAACATTTTCAATAATATCCACGTTTTACCCTGATTAGGTCTTCCTGCTACAGTCAATAATTCGTTTCCTGGCTCTAATCCATATATTACTTCGTCGAGTTCAGGAAATCCAGTTTTGATATAATTTGTTCCAAATTCCTTTTTTTGTTGGTGTAATTCTAATCTTTCTTTTGCTTTTTTAACTATATTAGAGCCACCAACAATATTTTGACTATTTAATGCAACTACCTGTGCAGATAAATAATTCAAAGCTTCCCTTGAATCGTCCCGCATTTTATCTGCGGTTTCCTGCACTACAGAAACCATCTGTGAATATAAATATTCTTCTCTTAGAGTGCTAATTAAAAAGTCGTCAGTTTCTTTAACTTCTGTAATTGGGAAATCTGGAAAATTTTGAAGCATTGTTTCTTTATCCGGAACTTTGCCATAAAGACTAACATGTCTACGAATAAAATTAAACTCTTCTTCGTATTCTAAAAAATAATCTTCCGTTAGGTTGTTTTGTGTAACAATATCAAAACTTCCTGTATTTAAACATTTGCTTAAAATTTGAAGTTTAACCACGACGTCTATCCTTTCCACGCAAAGCAACAATATCTCCACTCAAAATTCGACTGGATAAGCGTTTACCAACCTGTTTTTCTAAATCTTTATCAGAAACATTACTTGTAAAAATATTAGCAAGTCCCATATTCATTCTTGAATTAATAAAATCATATAAAGTATTTTGTTCAAAAGCGCTTAATCCTGAAACTGCAACATCATCCCAAACTACTAAATCAACAACAGGAATTAAATCTAATAAATCTTGTACATTATTTGCTGAATTAAAGGATTGTTTTATGGAAAACAGTAAATTTTGTGTAGAAAGGAACAGTCCCCGAGGTTTAAATCCGTTACCTAGCCAGATTTCACTAAAGTATCGCAGGAGAAATTTTGTTGCCCATGTAGTTTTCCCATTCCCAGTAAAGCAGCTGTGAATAAACAAGTTTTCACCCGCCGCCACAAAATTAATAATATCCTGTTTTAAATCATTAAGATATTCAAAACTATTATAATCACAACTATCAGGTTTTAAATTTACAGATTTCTGATATACTTTTGGAATACGGCTAGTATAAATTAAAAAATCAAATTCCATAAATCTTAAACAACTAGCACAACAGTCAGTTGTTTTGTACTTGCCACAAACATCTTTAAACCAGCATTTTTCACGATCAAATTTATACTCATACATAATCAATACACCTTGTCAATAATAGTGTGATCTAATCCATCATCTTCCGGAGTTTGTTGGATATTATCAATAGGCTTATCTTTACGTTGCAATTCCCACACAGGCACTAAAACTTTATATCCTGCCGCAAGGGCTGTTTGAACTCTTGAATATACTTCTGTAAAAGATCTGCCTTTAAGGCTATTTAAAATTGCTTGCCATTGTTCTGGCTCTAATTTAAATTTTAATCGATATTTTAGATATGAACTCAAACAAGCTTTTAATACAGTCCTGTCATTCTTTATTGAAAAATTTTCTAAAAGAAAAGCGTCCAACTGCTTATCAAACCGCGAAAAATTATTTTCTTTGCTTGTTTTAGCACATACCCCCCTTATACCCCCTAGTTTATTATCTATATTGCTATTTGGTATATTATTCTTATTGTCTAATTGTCTAGTATTATTATATTTATTATTTTCTTGTGTTCTACTTTCTGGAACACGTTGTTCTACTTTCTGGAACACGTCAAAATTAATAGCATACGCATTTTTTAGTCCAATACCATTTTCGTGCATTGACTGTTTTTTTAGAATCAAATCTTTCTCGACTAAAGAATTTATACATTTCTGAACTGTTGCATTTGATAAATTTAAATGTTCAGCAAGACTTCTAATAGTCATTGTAAAATACTGATTTTCAACATTTGCATATCTATAAATTACAGCATAAATTGTTAGCTCCGAACCACTTAATTTAAGGTCTTTAAACATCCATTCGTGTACTGTATAGTAGAAATCTTTCATAATTTTTCCTCAATTCTTTTATTTGTATACAATTTTTGTCGGTTTATCAATTCTTCTAGTATTAGCTTTTATAAAATCCTGTCTAGCTGCTTTTGTAGCAACTTGTTCATCAGACATTTTTTCTTGCAATTCAATTTCAATAATAATCTCTAACTCTCTATATTTTTTATAAATTGGGCAACTATCTTGCATACAGGGCTTGAAGTCTGTAATGATCTCCCCTTTATTATTAGCCCCTTTGTGTTCTACCTCGCAGGCATTAACGGTGTTGATACCCACTAATAAAGCCATACTCATTAACAATACTTTTTTCAACATAATAAATCCTCCTTATAACAGGAAAAGCCCCCTATATGATTGGCGGTCATAGGGGGCTTTAGCCTGACAAATAAACAAAAATGAGGGTTAAAAAGCGGCAAATACTTTTTGGAGTTACTCCTGAACATATCCGGGAACCGACCGCCAAGCTATTTCCCGCTTCTGTTATTATAATACCACAACCATTACAAGCTGTCAATACTTCGTAAAAAATTTTTATCTGCCACCGAACATCTTACTTGTTTCAATAATTTGATTATCTACTTCATCATTTACACGACTCCAGGCTTTCTGCCTTACTTCATCTATATTGTCGTCAGTTTCTAGGCTAATCAACTCACTGGCTTCAAAAGTAAAAAATTCACCCTGTATCTGACAACTTCTTTTACTGGAAACTGTGATTTCTTTAATCTTTGACATATTTAATATCCATCCTTTGTGATTTTTTAACTACCTGAAAAGCAATTAATTCCTGTGGAAGTTTTTTATCTTCAAAGGCTACTTTATCTAACATATCGTAATCAACAGCTGTTTTAACAACTAGACATTCCGGATAATTTTCTTCAAGCCATGGTATTAATTTATCTTCATTGAAACTTGTTTGTTCAACTTCTTTGATTAATACTTCACCATCCTCGTTCGTTATAAACGATAGATTATTTTTTTGCATATAATCACGAACATCTTCTTTTAACTTTTTAAGTTTTTTACTAAGAATGCTTTCTTGTTTATGTACACTGATTAATTCTTTTATCATTTTGTTCATTTTATTACCTCCAAACTAAATAAGCACAGCCAACAATCAATAATATGGCAAAAATAATAAGTGCTGCATATTCACTTGATGATGCTGGAGCTGTAATTTCATTACATACTTCACACGGATGTCTTACAATAGGTGTTTCAGGTTCTTCAGTTTTTAATGAAGAATTTGCTGGAACAAAAGAATTGCAAATTTTAGCGGTTTTCAGATTACAAGTATCGTTAAAAAAGCACAAATTGCAATCCGTACTTTTAGGCTTAAAACCCCTTCTTTTCCTTTTACAGCTTCTTGACACATTATCCCTCCTTAATAAAGTAACATATTAATGATTTCCTGCATACGGATAATATTACCACTATCAACAATACCTTGTGATAATAATTCTTTACGCCGAACAATCATCTCGACCTTTTCATCTATTGAATTGGCACAAACAAGAGAATAAATATTCAAATCATTTGTTTGGCCAATACGATGACATCTATCAATACACTGCTGTTTATCTGCGCCAGTCCAAGGACTATCAAAAAATATTACATTATTTGAATTATTGAAAGTTAAGCCAGTACCCATTAATTTTATAGTACCGACTAAAGCAACTTTATTATTATCTACCTTAAAGGCATTTTCTGTGTCTTTTAGGTTTTTATTTTTGGCAAGATACCCCATAGCATTGTAAGGTTTTAGGATATCAACTATTATCTGCACTACCTCAGCCCAATTACTAAATATAAGGCATTGTTCCCCTCTACTGGCAATTTCGTCCACCAGTTCTACTAATTTATCTAATTTAGCAGATTTTTGAACTGTAGAGCTTACTAGCTGCGGAGTTCCAACGACCTGTCTTAATCTTGTAAATTGTGCTAATGGATTTGGACTTAACATTATTAAATCAATTTTATCTTGCAATCCAGCTAATACTTCTTTGTATAAAGGTTCTTGCTCTTTATACATATCAACATAAACTGTTTGTGGAAATTTTTGTGGTAATTCTAAAACATCTTCTTTTAATCGTCTTAATTGAATATTTTTCAATCTTGTTTTTAATTCTTGCAAATTTCGATATCCAACTATTTCACGATCCATATACCCACCAAAAATACAATAATGATTTTTAAAGGCTGTATAACTATTTTCTTCATAACCTAATGATTTAAAGATAATAAATAAATCCATAGGTTGATTAACTAATGGTGTACCACTCATTGTTACACGATAATCATTTTTGTTTTTGGTATTCATCACCTTAATGAATCCTTTTCCCTGTGCAGAGAGTGGATTCTTAACCTTATGAACTTCATCAATGAAAATAGCTCCTATAGTTCCATTCTCATGATATTTTTTTAGTAATTTAACAATAGCTTCTTCCCGAAATGCTTCTATATTTATAATCCAGAAAAATTCTTCCGGAACTTCTTCTAAATCTTCTAATTTAGCTTTTGTTCCACCATCATATAATTTATTACTTCTTTTTCTAGAACGAAAACCTAATAATTTATAAGTTTCATCACTATGTGTTTCAATTTCATCACGCCAGTTCCAACGTAGTGAAGCTACACCACAAATAACAAGGCAATGCTCTACACCTTGTATTTCCTTCAGATATCTGGCTAAATCAATTATTTGCTTTGTTTTACCAAGACCTTGTTCATCACCTAAATGCCAATGTCTTTTATCAATACCATATTTAACACCTTCTATCTGATATTGATAAGGCTTTGTTTTAAATGTAAAATCTCCAAGATCATTTTGCAATAATTCTTCACCAATTATTTGGTATTCTTGATTAATTAAAATATTTTTCACTGCTTGTAAATGTATAGGAGCAATTTCCCAACAATCAGAATTTACATGAAAATATCTAAATTCTAATTTTCTAAATTTACTTACAATATCAATATCAAAACTGCATTTAATAAATAAACAGTATTGAAAATCTTTAAATTTTTTAGATTCTTTCACATTAATTCTAATCACAATTATTGGCCTCCTTATATACTAATTATACCGCAATGATTTTAAAATGTCAATAAAAAAGAGTACATTCCGAAGAATGTACTCTTTAAATTAAGCTTTGGCGACTTGCATATAGTAGCGATAAGCTTTGCCTTCGCTAACATCGGGATCTTCAAACCAAGCCTTGCTCATTTTAACGTAGGTCGCTGTATCAGAACCTAATACGTTGTAATAATCGCTATAAAGCATATTCATTACAAAATATAAATCCCAACGGTTAAATCCGATACATTTAATACCATACTGGCGGATTACATCATCAATCTGTTCAACAGACCAGTGAGCTCCTTCCGTACCATCTACGTTCTTGAAATTTTCAACAGCTTTTTCAGCTAACCAATCACTAAAATGCTCACCATAACACTCTTTATACAATTTGTCAACGACTTCGTCATAAACTTCTTTATCCGAATATTTTAATGGTTTAATAGCACTTTTAAAAGTTTCCATTAAAATATCATTAGTAAGACCTAAATCTTTCTGCTCTTTAAGATGTTTTAATAATGTTTCTAACATATTAATCTTCCAATACTTCTACCGTAGGTACAGTAGGTGCTGTTGGAGTATAAACAGTATTAGGCACACAACACAACATAGAGAAATGATTCGGGTCACTACCAAAGATAATTGGATAAACTCTACGGCAACGAATTTGATCTGCTCTTAACAGATTACCTGTGCGGGTATAAACCGGATAAACAGTAGTTCCGATTTGAATCTGCACTGGAAGCGTATTCGCCCCTGAAGGAAGACTCTGTGCAAGCACAAGACAAAATCTTTTTAATGAGTTTTAGCTAAATTAAAAGCCGTTTCTTTTAATTGATCCGGAGTTTTGCCTTGTGCCATTTTCATGGCCTGTTGAAATTTAGGGTCATTTCCGAACATGTGCTGCATTGCCGTTTGAGGATTTTGCATTTGCCGGAGTTGGTTGAATGCTTGCATCATTTGCATTAGATTCATTTTGCTGACCTCCTAACTGATTTAAGAAATTTTCTATATTCTGTACCCGCTGATTTAAACCATTAAAATCATTAGATGTTACATATTCAATCTTATTTTCTTGTGGATTTACTAACTTATAAGTTTTTAATTCGGCTAAACCATTCATACTCAATTGTTTTGTATAAATTTCACCATCTTGAATATTCACAAATACACTCATAGATCCATCTAAAGCAATTCTAGCGGCTTTAGCTTCTTCTAAACAGGTAACAGGAACTGCTGATATAAATGATTGCATTTGTTGTGGCTGTTCTACTTGTCCAAACATATTTGGAACTTGAGGATTTATGGCTCTTTGCATTTGCTGAACTTGTTGCATACGATTATAACCATAATTAGGATTTGTCATTGGATTATTCATAGGATTCATATAATTATCGGGATACATACATTTGTCCTCCTACCGCCGCCACCATATTTGGTTGATATTAAACTTTTTTGTAGTGGCGCATGGTTTATTACCTGTAATTATTGTAACAAAAATAAACCGCCCACACATATCCTAAATTGTGTAGACGGTTTGTCTGTTTATTCCCTTGCTATTGTTTTTGCAATAGGAGCTCAATATATGGTTTTACTTCGTCCGGAATTAATTCCTTTTCATTACTAATAATGGTTTGTAATTCCTTTTTGGCATTCCATAAGGCTTTGCCTACTGAAGAACTTTCAATTCCTAAGTCATCGGCTATCTCATAATATGATTTACCCTCAATATAAAACTTCCATAAAAGTAATTCACTTTTTGTTTTCAAGCCAGTCCCTTTTATAATCACCTTTAGTGCAATTAAAGATAATGTTTTAAGTCTTTTATTGAAATCTGATTCAGTCATTAGCTCCAAATACCCGCCAAGCTGTTATAATTCCTCCAACTAGACCACCTATAATTAAAGTTAGTATTGTATTGACAATTACTCTCTTATAATTATAGTAGTCCTTTAAATCTTTCATTTGATATTCTTCAAAATCTCGCTTTAAAGAACCTATACGTCCATGGAGAATTTCTTGATCTTTATTTAATCTAGATTCTAATTTATCAAATAATTTTAAAATAGTAACGACATTAAAGTTTATCTCTTGCACATCTTTACAGGTTTGACGGAATTGTTCTTCAAATAATTCTGACCGTTTTTCGTATCTATCACAACGGCTTTCTAAAGTTTTAATCCTTTGTAATAGTTCTGCAATTACCTTTTCATTTTCCATTTATTGTTTCTCCGTTACTTCTGTTCATAATAACACTGTTTCCAGCACCGGAAATAGTATCAGATTCTTCCGTAACAGTTCTTACAATACCTTGTTCATAAGTAAAATATTCTTTAGCAATAAGCACCGACGAAATACCCAATGCACAGGCACAAAAAAAGATGCAACAGAGAAAACCAATGACTAAAATTTTTAAAAGTCCTAATAATTTTACATTATAGTCCCGATAAATTTGAGCGTCTTTTGCTTTTTTATCTATTTCATCTTGTCTTTGCATTAACCTCTCTAGATACTTATCTAGGTGCTGCAAATCTTTATCATTTGGATTTTCCATTACATCCTCCTAGGATATCGCAATTAATAAAACAGTACCAAGTCCAATATACAATAAAGTTTTTTCAGCTTTTAATTGTTTAATCTTCTTTTTGTATTCTTTGGACTCCTGTTCTAAAGTCTGATTGCAACTCTCTAAGTATTTGATTTTGTTGTCGTAAGATGTCTTCAACATCGTTTGCTGTTTTTCCAATGTTATTACTGACTGATTGGCTTTCTGTAAGTTGTTGTTTAATTCCGTTCGTTGTTTTTTCAACGTCAGAATTTTGTTTATCGATTGTTCGTTTAGGGATATCGCTTGCGCTATTTGTTGTTCTTGCATTTCGAATTTCTTCGCTGGAACTAAATAATAATCCTGTGCATAAGCCTGCTGACATAAACCCAATGATAAACCAAACAACAAAAGCATGAAAAATATTTTTCTTTTCATTTACCATTGCTTCCAAGTAAAGTAAACTCCGATTGCAAATCCAAGTCCAAAGGAAATCAGTTTTGGATAACGATTAAAAGTAGCTTTTATTTTATCAAAAAATTCTTTAATTTCTTCCATTTTAGATTCCTCCTCAGTTATTCTGTTTCCAGATTGCCAATCCACGAATTACATCACCGCCGGGCTGGTTTTTCTTACCTGTTCCGGGGTCGTCTAAAAGAAGTAAATCCCATCTCATATCGGGATCGTTACCATAAAGACCATAACCATCAATATCAGCAGCTTCTGCATGAGTCATAACATGCTCCGAATCTATTGGAATTTCTAGAACAGTTGCTATAAAACAAATTACCTCGGATAACCGTTCGACTTGAATTGGTGTTGGTGGATAACCATTCCAATTAATTCTTTCAGGATTTTTATAAACAGTCGCCCCATAAGCACAACATAAAGCGATTCCAATAGCATTACTGTTTCGATGCCATGTATGCTCTTTGTAGTCTGTAAGTTCACCATTAATACGAACAGTTCCATCACTTTCAATACAAATATGATAATGTTCTTTTTCAACACTATTCATTTTGTATAATCCACCTGTATGGTGACAATATATTCGCTTAATAGAACTATTTTTAGCCCTTTCGGCAAGTGCAATAATTTCATTTATTGTTGTCATTAGTATTGTCCTCCTTTTCTTCAAGAATATCTGCTATGCCATTTTGATTTTTATCAATAAATAATTTTGCTAAAAATGTAATGGCATAAACAGTCGACCCACTTACAAAAAAGGTCAAGAATGAAATGATTATTGGCAAGTCTGCCTCGTTTGTTACTTTTAGGTTGTGTATCCAACCATAAACAAACATTGCAGTAAAGCCGAGATACACCATTATAAGGTAGAAAGCTATATACTTAATGTATTTATTCCCTATTAATTGTGGTGTATTTTCAACTAATTTTTTAAACCAATTAAGTATCTTGTCTTTCATCTTATCCTCCTTTAATTATAATACATTATTTTTATTTTGTCAAGCCACCATAGGAGCTAGCTTAGAGGCTAGTATTCCTAGTGGGGAAGTTACTTTAGCACATGGCAGTACCTTTACAGTCCCCGCAGGAATAACAGTATTAAGAGCTTCATTCAATCAATCTGGATATTTAAATTTGATTACGTATGTAGGTGTAACGCCTAATAAATCCTATAAACTGTATTCTAATTGGACTGAATATAATTATGGAGAAGGTGAAGAATACCTGTTGTATAATGCCAACAATAATAAATATTGGATTGATTATACTATAGGCAATTTAGATATTGATACTGGTTACACTAAGCTGAATTTTAAACTCGAATGGTCGCCTACTATCAATTCACACGCAGTAGAAGTTACAGACTATTAATAATCAGTAATATTAGGAGATTTCGCATTAATAGTTGGAGACCAAGATATCAAAATTCTAGCTCTATCATCCCTAGCCCTTATCCAATATTTACTAGAGCTAGAATAATAGCAATAATAAAAATCATTGCTACCAACCACGACTGTTAACGTATATGTTTTTCCACCAGTTACTCCTACATAATTAGGAGATTTTTCCCCCACATCCTGAACTTCAACAACTTTTATATTAGTGGGTATAGTCACACTCCATTTATTTGTAGAGCCCGGCGATGAATATGTAGGAGATTGTACACTTCCTGTAGGAATACTAGCCTCTAAGCTAGCTCCTATGGTGACATTGCCTGTCACGATAATTGACATTGGATTATCAGTTAAAGCCATAATATACGGCAGATTTTGAGTTTAATAATCGGTTACTTTAGGCGTTTGATTGTTGATTGATTGGGAATAACTAATGACTACACTTCCAGATTCAGTGTCAGTTTCGCTATCAGTTGATAACTTTAATGTATAACTTTTATTGGGTGTAACTCCTACATACCAAATATCACTAGCATATCCGTAATTATATACAGATAACCAATATTTTTTGCCATTTACTGAATATACATCTAAAGCTACTTCGCCTTCGTGTTCATGGTATACACCACCATCTACTTTTAATACTTTTACACCCGCAGGCACTGTAATAGTAACCGTTGTATTCACATCCATAGTACTCAACAATCTTGTTTCAGTAGTCGGTACACTTGCTTCTAATGTTGCCCCAACTGTTACATTGCCTGTAACCACTAAACTCATAGGATTGTCTGTCAAAGCCATCTTTTTCCTCCGATTTCTCACAGAGGAATATTACATATTGAAAATAATGCTACTCTAGGTTTACAGTTATGGTCTTACCTACCTGTGATTGTAACCACATCACTAATGATGTATCATTATCAGGTAAATTTACATAATAATAGGCGCTTCCATTAGGGTCGCTAAGCGTATAAGTCTTATTATTAATTGTCACTTTTATCGAACTCTGACTTAAACTATTAGCAAAAGATATCCACAGTATATGTAGCAAAGGCTGCTGACTACTAGGATCAACTATTAATCCTGCGCTTAATGAAGTTATTTTAATTCCATAGAACGTATCAGGACTTAGACTGCCATATACTTGATCTGATGCATAGTCTGCGCTACTATAACCGTACTGCCACTGATTTCCGCCATAAGTATATTGACCGACCGTTAAACCTATTTGTCCACTATTTTCTAGTGTCGCACTAACCGTAATATTCCCTGTGACTGTAATATTCATAGGATTATCAGTTAGTGCGTGTAATTGTAATAGTAATCTCGGAAGACGGCTGACAGACAATTCTTTATCTGCCTGCCCCCCCCCCTAATTAATTTATTAAACATTTTATTCGTCCTCCTTATTTACATCAATTTTTTCTAAAAGCTCTCCATCTTTGTTATAACCAGTGATTATAAGATTTTGACCTTTTTTAACTAAAATACTATAAGGTGAATTTGCTTTTACACTAAAAGAATATTCACCACTTGCAACAAAATCAAGATTCGCATAACTGTCTAATGTGTTTGATAATTTAGCACATTTTTCATTTAGTTCTTTTTGCATATCTTCATATTCCGATTTTGTTTTCCCGCCTAATAATTTTATCAACCAATTAAACATCTTCGTCCTCCTTTTCTAATACAGCTCCAATTTCAGCATCGCCATTTATTGCTAATGTATTTGCGCTTGCAGTTTGATAGCTTCCTGACAATGTAAATGTCTTAAAGGTGTATCCACTATTCGGCGTACACAAATTGCTTGCAGTTTTGCCATGCTGAACAGTAAAGGTTGATGTATATGCAACTCCATCAACTGTAACAGTAATCGTTCCACCTGTAGGCTGATTAATCGTATAAGTATAGGTTTTCAAGGTAGCGGCTGTTGCACTAATAGTGATATTATCTGTCAATGTTCCACTTGTACTGCTTAATGTGCCTGCATTATAACCTGTACTTGCTGATATACTTGCCGTATAAGTTGACCCTGCTTCTGCTGTAAATGTTGATGTATATGAATTGCCATTGCAAATTACTGTTATTGTTTGATTTGCTGATTGTACGATTGTGACTGTTACTTCGGACGTGTAACATAATCTTGCTACACCGTTTACTCCTATATACATTTTTTTGACTTTTCTTGCCTTGCCGTCTACTCCAATGTATATATTCTTTGCTTTTCTTGCTTTACCATCTACACCTATATAAATGCTTTTTGCCATTTTCGCACCTCTTTATTCATACACAATATAAAGTGTGCCTGTGGTTAATGCAGAGCTTCCAGCGGTTAAATCAGTTGTGCTATAGGTATATGCAGGTGCGCATCCTAATGCGGTTCTTGCGGCAGCGGCTGTTGTTGCCCCTGTTCCACCATTTGCGATTGGTAAAGTACCAGTAACTCCGACTGTTATATTTGCCGAACCATCAAAACTGCCAGCAGTACTACTTGCAAGATTTGCTGTAATAGTCCTTGCAGTTGCTAGTTTTGTTGCTGTGGCAGAATTACCTGTGTAGGTACTAGCATTTATTGTTGCTATTATTTGTGTAGCATTTTTCCATGCAAGTGTTGTTGTTCCGCTTGTAAATACTACGCCACCTACCATTGTTACTAAGTTCTGGAATGTGTTTGCTCCTGTGAAACTGTTATTTCCAGCGGCTAATACATCTCCACCACCTGCACTTGCAACACTATCATCTACATATTTTTTTGTAGCCGCCATCAAATCTGCTGTTGGATTGCCTTTAAGTGTTAAATCACCTGTCATTGTTCCACCAGCAATAGGGAGCTTTGTAGAGTCAGCTATTGTAATGTTTGCTGTGCCATCAAAAGATACTCCATTTATTGTGCGTGCGGTTTGTAACTTTGTTGCTGTATTAGCATTACCTAACCATTTTGCAACACCATCATGTGTGACCGTTGCAAAGAGCTTATTATTGCT